TATTAGATATTATTTTGTGAAAGTTGCTTATTTAAAAGTGATTCTTGATCGTCTTATTATTTAAACATTTATTAATTTTTCAATTTTATTTTGCTTAATTCCATTCTATTAAATTTAATTGTTAGATAAATATAGAATAAAATAATTAATTATTTCTTTTTTATAAAATTCAATACCACCATTAAATTTAATATGTAGGTTTAATTCATTAAAATATATTTGTAATTGTTTTTCAACATTATCTAAAATTATTAAATCTATTTCTACTATAAAAACAAAATTACCTCTTTTAATTTCACTTGTTATATATGTTTGTTCTCTATCAGGAATATTTATTGTTTTTCCTAATTTTACAGCATTATATAAATCCCAGTATTCATTTGTTCTTATGTAAATATATCCAATATTCATTATTTATATAATATTATATTAATATTATTATATAAATATTTTTTATAATTAATTACCAAAATCAGGTTGTCCTAATTTTAATTTTAATTCTAATTCTTTTGTTTTTTCTTCAATTTCTTTCTTTTTCTCTTCTAATTTATGAAGTTGTTCTTCTAATGTTATTTTTTTATCTTTTAATTTTCTGCGTTCTGTTTTATCTGTTACATTAACTAATTCTGTATTTGTTTCTTCAATACTTTTTATTCTATTTTCTAAGTTTTCTTCTAAACTTTGTTTAACCATTTGGTTCTTTCTAAATTCATGATATAATTTAGCTTTAACTTGATTTTCTTCATATTTTTTCATCATATCATTTAATTCTGTATTTGCATGTTCTGTTTGTTCAATAAATTTATTATCATCTTTAATTTTGAATGCACACCATTTACTACCTTCCATTATATAAATATGATGACTTGGATCAATATCTCTTAATTGCTCTGCATGTTTTGCTGCTGTTTCAAATGTTTTATATGCACCTCTAAATTTAAATGCTAATACATCATCATCAGTTGAATATTCTTCTTTGTTTCCTTTTTTTAATTCATCAACATAATCATTTATATTTTCTACAGATTGTTTTACATAATGTTTACTAAAAAAAGAAACACAAATAAATAATTGATCATTTGGATTAATAGTATCTTCTGTTAAATAATCTTTTATTGACATTAAATATTAATAATAAATTATCTTTAAATAATATTTTTAAATATAATATTTAAAGATTTTTTTACTAAATAGTATAATGAATTTTTTAAAAATATTATTTAGTTTTACTTCAATACAATTTATTAAGACTTTAAAAATTACAAAAAATATTTATAATCCTAAAACTGAAAATCAAAAAAAATATATTGAATTATTAAATAATAATAGTGAATTTGTTATTACTGTAATTGGACCTGCAGGTACTGGTAAAACTTTTTTGGCATGTTTAACAGCAATTAATAAATTAAAAGAAAATAAAATAGATAAAATTATTATTACAAGGCCAGTTATATCAGTTGAAGAAGATATTGGATTTTTACCTGGAAATATTGAAAAAAAAATGGAACCATGGACAAAGCCTATATTTGATGTATTTTTAGAATTTTATACTAAATTAGAAATAAATAATATGTTATCAACTGGTAAAATTGAAATTTCACCATTAGGATTTATGCGTGGACGTACTTTTACTAATTCATTTATTATTGCAGATGAAATGCAAAATAGTACACCTAATCAAATGTTAATGTTATTAACAAGATTAGGTATAAATAGTAAAGCAGTAATAAATGGTGATTTATACCAAAGTGATAGAATTAAAAATAATGGACTTTTAGATTTACATAATAAATTAGTTAATTCAAATAAAAATAAATTATTTCATTTAATAGAATTTAATAATAATGATATTCAAAGAAGTGAAATAGTAAAAAATATTTTAGAATTATATGATATAAATAATGATGCAGCTTTAATAGCAAATAAAAAACATTCAAAATTATTAAATAATGATGCAGCTTTAATACCAAATAAAGATTATTCAAAATTATTAAATAATGATGCAGCTTTAATAGCAAATAAAAAAAATTCAAAATTATTAAATAATGATGCAGCTTTAATACCAATTAAAGATTATTCAAAATTATTAAATAATGATGCAGCTTTAATACCAATTAAAGATTATTCAAAATTATTAAATAATGATGCAGCTTTACTAGCAAATAAAAATAACTCTAAAAATTTTTTGATTTAGTTATGTTCTAGTTTTAATTACTGGTATAGATTCATAACCTTGCCAAATACTTGGTTTTGAAAACATAGAATCAAAAATTTGTGATGGTCTCATTGTATATGTTTCATCAATTGTTGGTTCTTTTTCAACCACTTCCTGTTTAGGGCATTCTTTTTTATTATATGCTTTTGCCAAGTAATAAGTTAAACTTATTAAACCTATGAAAATCATTAATACTGATATATTATATAATAAATGATTCATTATACAATATATTAGATATTTTATTTAAAAGAACTAATAAATTCCCAATTAAGAAAAGTACATATTTTCTTCCATATTTCATCATTTTCCATTAATTTATTTGGATCTTTATGTAAAGTAAAACAATCCAATAAATGATCTAATTCTAGTAATTCACAAAATTTATATAATACATAAGAATATGACAAAAAATTTTTACGTCCTATTTGTTTATATATTTCCCATGGACCTTCTATTTTAGTAAACATTTTTATAAAAATTTTTTCCATATCTCTTGTTATTTTAGGTGGTGGTAAATTACTTAATTTATTAATTATATAATGAATATGTTCATAATAATCATTATAACCTAATTTTTTTAAAATAGATTTCATTTTTTTTTTATTTAAATTTGATAAATTAGTTATTTTATTTTTATTTAATTCCATTATAATATCTTTGTAAATATCTTCATGAATTTCAGGTGATTGTTTTGCTTGAAATTGATTTAACCATTCTTTAAAATGATTAATTCTTCTATATGGTGAATAATCTTTTATTTGTCTATCTTCATCTAATATAATTTCTTCAATATTTCCACAACATTGACATACATATGCAGATATACTATAATCTAATATTTTTTCAATTGTGCATTCTTCACAATATTTAATTCTTTTTGTTCCATCATCAATATTTACTTTTGTTCCTTCAATTCGTTTTAAATAATTATCAAATAAATCAGATCTATTAATATAACTTTCTGTTTTATCTGTTTTTTTATTTCCTAAAAATTCTAATATGCTTTTAGTTTCTTTTATTTGTGGTTTAGATTCATTTCTTAATTCATAATATTGAATAATTAAATCACCTGTTTTATCATAATAATCCATTTCATTAAAATTTTCATTTATTTCTATTTTTTTATTTTCTAATTCTTCTTTATCATTAAGTAATTTTGCTCTAATTTTTAATTCATCTAATGTAAATTTATCTCTATAATTATCCATTTCATTTATTTTATAATTAATTTCATTTAATTCTTCAATAATTTTATTAATATTATTTCTTTCATTTTGAAATGTTTTAATTATTTCTTTATGTTTTTTATCCAGTGTATATGATTCTTTAATATTTTGTATAGTATTATCTGTTTTTTTTATTTTTGTTAACATAATATATATATATAAATAAAAATAACTTTAAATTGAACTGAATAAAATATTTAAGAATTTTAATAAAATAATTATAAAAAAGTTATTTTATTAAAAAATATTTAAGAATTTTCATAAAATAATTATAAAAAAGTTATTTTATAAAAAAATTTAATTAGTTTAAAAAAAAAAAAATCTATCTTAATATATATATATAAATGGGTGGTGGATTAATGCAGTTAGTTGCTTATGGCGCACAAGATGTTTATCTTACTGGATCAGCACAAATTACTTTTTTTAAAGTTGTTTATAGAAGACATACTAATTTTTCTGTAGAACCAATTCCTCAAACTTTTAATGGTGCACCAGATTTTGGACGCACTGTTACATGCACTATTAACAGATCTGGTGATCTTATTACCAATATTTATGCTGCTATTAAATTAAAAGCTATTACTTCAGGTGAAATTTTTGGCTATGTTCGTAGAGTTGGTCTTGCTATTGTTCAACATTATAAGATTGAAATTGGTGGTACTAAACTTGATGAACAATATGGTGATTGGCTCAATATTTGGTATGAACTTACATTAAAAAGTGGTCAAGAACGTGGATTTTCTCGCATGATCGGTGATGTTCCTGAATTAACTACTATTGATGGAAATGAAAAACCACAATATCAACTTTATGTTCCTCTGCAATTCTGGTTTAACCGTAATAATGGTTTAGCCCTTCCTTTAATTGCATTACAATATCATGATGTTCGTATTACTATTGATTTTAGATCTGCAGCACAATGTGTTAATATTTCTACAGGTGGTTCATATCCTAGTATTGCTATGGATGAAGCACAACTTGTTATTGATTATGTTTACCTTGATTCAGAAGAAAGAAAGCGTTTTGCACAAGCTTCACATGAATATCTATTTGAACAACTTCAATTTACAGGTTCTGAATCAATTGCAGGTATTACAAATAAATATAGACTTAACTTTAATCATCCATCAAAATTCCTTGTATGGGCTCCTCATCTTGAAAAATATTCTTCTGTTAATGATTATATTGCTTATACTACTGGTACTGACTGGGAAGCTGCACGTGAAAGATATGCTAAAATAATGTGGATCGCTACTCGTAAAAATCTAAGTTATGATGAAACAACTTCTAAATATTACATTAGTGCTGAATCTGCTACTACTCAAGGTGAAGTATGGACACCAGACCCAGCCACATGGGTTAATGGTACATCTATTAGTGGTAAAGTAAGCGCACAATATATTTTCAACACTGATATTTCAGGTGTAAATCCTAATAATTCTACTATAGAGGCTACTATTGATAATGTTGTTATTATTACTAATAACTTTACTATTGAAGATCTTTCTTTAAATACAACTGATTCTCTTTTAGCTGTTGGTACTACTCCAACTATTTTGGCAAATAATTTTGTTGATGACAATGCATATACAGTTATTGATCACTTCAATTATGGTAATAATATTGATCGTTCTGATAATCCAGTTGTTGCTGCTAAGCTTCAACTTAATGGTTCTGATAGATTTCAAGAAAGAGATGGATACTATTTTAATTATGTTCAACCATGGCAACATTTTAGTAATACTCCTGCAGATGGTATTAATGTTTATTCATTTGCACTTAAACCAGAAGATCATCAACCATCTGGAACATGTAACTTTTCAAGAATTGATAATGCAACATTAAATCTTAGACTTGGTTCTAAAAATCATGATGGTGATAGTTCATATCTTTCTTCAAGTGTCGGTGGTGGTAATAGCAACAGTTTAATTAATATTTATACTGTTAATTACAATGTATTAAGAGTTATGTCAGGTATGGCAGGTGCTGCATATTCTAATTAAACATTTATTATTTATATATAGATGATAAACTAACAAAAAAATTAAAAAAAAAGGGGTGTTTTTATTTTAATGATTTCAAAATTTTTTATTAAAAAAAATAAATAATAAATTATTGTTTATTTTTTTTTTGCCTATAATTA